CCATTGCAGGTCACCAGATCATTCTCGATGATTCGAATGAACGAATCTACATGTCGACCTGTGGTGGTGACAACTGGATTGAGATGGATGAAGATGGACACATTCACATCTACGGTAAGCAGAAGATCTCGATCCATTCAGAACAAAACATCAACCTGATCTCTGACAAATCGATCAACCTCCAAGCGAAGGACGACATCAATCTCCAAGCCGGAAAGAATGTCAACTACGAAGCTGGTGTCACCGTCAACGGTAAAGCCGCTGGCGGCAGCATGAACATGGAAGGTTCGACTGCGGTGAATGTTAAGTCTGGAGGCCCTCTTAACGCTACATCATCTTCGGCCACCAATATCTTGTCGTCAGGCGGTAGCGTGAACGTTCAGGGGATCGGAGCAATCAATATCAAGTCTAGTGCTACAGTCAACATTATGGGTGGCGGAGGGATCAACATGGGGTCTGCTGGCGGCGCTGGTACTGCCGCAGCAGTTGCTGGCCTCTCACTTGACTTGATCATCCCGATGCATGAACCATGGTCTAGACCTGCACCAGAAAAAGCTAGAAACAAGAACTGGAAAGAATAATGGCAACTATTGGAAACCTCTACAAAGGCTTCAGCACGAAGTCGTACAACGCGAATGGTGTCTCATTCGGAACGTACAATATCGAATGTGTGAAGCAGGATCTCATCAATCACATCTACACGATTCCAGGTGAACGCATTCACATGCCTGCCTGGGGGACGAGAATCCCTACGCTAACCTTCGAACCAAATGATCAAGAGGTTGCAGATGTAGTCAGAGAAGATCTGACTATGGTCTTCGACGCAGATCCTCGTGTCACTTTGCTATCGATGGATGTCCTCACGTTCCCAGACAACAATGCTTTGGTGGCCGTGGTAATCCTACTCTTCAACGAATTCAATGTGACCGAAGAGTTCAACATCGAAATCAAGTCAAGAAACTAACCGTCGTCTTAAAATAAATACTTCGACCACCTAAATTTGGAATAGCACATGGCCATTCAGAACCTCTATGCGGCTGAGACCTGGGATAAGATTTACTCAGCTTTCGAGAACGTTAATTTCGTAAGCTACGACTACGACACGATCAAGCGATCGCTGATCGATTACGTCAAGTTCTACTATCCCGAAGACTTCAACGATTACATCGAGTCAAGCCAATTCATTGCTCTGATCGAAGTCTTTTCGTATGTTGCTGAGCAGCTTGCATACCGTATCGACATGGTCGCTCATGAGAACTTCATCTCGACTGCCGAACGCAAGCAATCAATTCTACGACTGGCTAAACTGGTCTCCTACAACGCGACCAGAAATATCCCACTTCGTGGCCTTGTAAAGCTCAGCGCTGTTTCATGCTCTGAAGAGGTGATTGACTCTCACGGGAATAATCTCACGAACCGCAACATCGTTTGGAATGATCCGAATAATCCATTGTGGAAAGATCAGTTCTTCCTGGTTATGGACCGCATCATGTCCAAGCCATTTGGACAGCCGTTGAAGTCATTCCAAGTTGATGACGTGGTGTTCCAACAATACGAACTCAAGAACAATGTCGGTGACCGTGACGTTTTCAAGAATGGCGTGTTCTCTTACTCGGTGAACGTCGGTGACGAAATCGTCAAGATGGAAGTGACCCCAACTGACCTAGACGAGAGTGGCCCGTTCGAGAAGACTCCTTCGCTCACGGCTCAGATGACGATGCTTTACTGTAATGACGGCCTCGGTGACGGCTCTGAAATGACAGGCTTCATGATGATGACTAAGCAAGGTTCGTTGCAACGTCTCGAAATTACGATGTCAAATCCGATCCCAAATAACTTCATCGATATCGCCCTCGACAACATCAACGACATTGACGTCTGGGTTCAACGTGTTGACTTCTCTGGTCAGATTGCTGACATCTGGGAGAAGACCGAGACGATCAACTCGCAGAACATCTACTTCAATACGCAGAAAAGCCGTAAGAAGTATGAAGTCGAGACGCTTGAGAACGATCGAATCCGTTTGAACTTTGGTGATGGCGATTACTCAGAAATCCCTCTTGGGACTTTCCACATTTGGGTTCGTCAGTCTCTGAACAAGAACCTCGTACTTCAAAAGTCGAAGGTCATCAACAAGTCCCTCCAGTTCGGTTACATCTCGAAGTTGGACATCAACGAATCTGCCACTTTCAGATTCTCTCTGATCTCGACCCTCCAAAATGGATCAATGTCTGAAGACATTGAGCACATTCGATCGACCGCTCCAAAGACCTACTACTCGCAAAACCGTATGGTCAACGGTCAAGACTACAATACGTTCATGCTCAAGGATCCTTCAATCCTTCGTCTTCGCTCGGTCAACAGAACCTTTGCCGGCCAGCCGAAATATCTTGAATGGAATGATGCATCGGGCCAATATCAAAACATCAAACTCTTTGGTAACGATCTTCGAATCTACTGGGATTTCAAGAAACAATCTTTCATCTCTAACTCTTCGAGTCGCAACCTGATTGATTCGGTTCTTGAACCAATCCTGAAGACTAACGGTATGATCAACATGGTGTCGTACATCAATGCCATGGATCCAATCACTGCCGGGCTTGTGATCAATCCGAGACAGAAGTTTATCGAAGAAACGAAAATCCTGTACCGCGGCAAAGATACTCAGAACCATCCACTGCTTGAGAAGACTGAGATTCAAGGTCGCTTGGATCGTCACTTCTATGGCGAACCATCAAGAGTCGTAAAGATCAACGATGTCCTTCATGCGGTAGTCGATACCGATCCAGACCACCGAATCTACGACGAAAACATGAAGCTCTCACTCGATGGTATTGTGACCTACAATAACTTCGCCGACAGCGTTTCTGGGATCCAAGAGACAGTCCAAGCATTCAAAAGATTCGGTCTCCGTTACATCAACACTCGCGATATGGTCGGGAACGGCACACTGACAAATCTGGATATCTCTGGCTCAAATGATGAGGATTGGAATATCCAACTCATCAACGAAGTGACCGGCGGCGGCACCTTCCTTGTGACCGGCAGCATCTCAGGTGCAGCTTGGACTACAAGCGTTGGTGAGGACTTCACCAATGGCAAAATCAGCTTTAAGATCATGGTGGACCTCACGGACCTCACCGACTTCGTTCTTGGCGACTCGTTTGTTATTCAAGGCTGGGGTGATGCAACAACCGTGAACTTGGCTGGACGCTGGGAGATCATTGAAGAATCAGATCTCACAGCCAATATCGTCGACATGAAATTCGACCAAAACGACCCAGTGAACTCTTGGCTTATCATCGTTGAGCGTGTTGACGATATCGAAGGGAATCTTCTCCATTGGGACATCATCTACCGTGATCTGCGAATGATTGTTGAAAGCCCGACCACGAAGTTCTGGTACAACAATGAGAACTTTATCGTTGACCGTGTCACAAAGAAACGTGTCAGAGACTCAGTGACACTTCTCAAGTCGAACACCAGAAAGCGCTTGATTAACGATTCGTTCTACGACATAGCTCTTGGTAAGAATGAAGTTTACGATGTCATGGATGCTGTCCGCTACAACAATGGCGATGTGAACAACAACGCCTTGTTGGTGATGCCAACCGATAGCAGTGGTTCACTTCTGTCTGGTGATGGGGCTCCTGACAACAGTCTTCAGTTCACTGAGTTTGTGAACATCAACTATGACTACGTTTACTTCAAAGTGAACAACGTTGATGACAAACTGCAACCGGTTGTAGCTACTCCATATGTGAGAGGTTTGACCTACGTCGATGACGTGGCTGGTGAATATGTCAGAAAAATTGGTAAAGACGAGCTTGATTTCCTGTGGCTTCACTACAGCCCGAACACCAATCTGATCGACCCATCAACCTCAAACATCATCGACACGTTTGTCCTCACTCGCGGGTACTACTCTGAAGTGATCAACTACGTCAATGGTGTCTCTTCTCTGATGCCACTGCCACCAACTTCTCTCGAGCTCAGAACTTCATATCGTGCTCTTCTGGACAAGAAGATGATCTCTGATACCGTGGTCATGCACTCTGGAAAAATCAAGCTTCTCTTTGGAACACTTGCTGATGCTCAGCTTCGTTCAAAGTTCAGAGTCATCCAAAGCCCAGATGCCACCATGACCAAAGACCAAGTGAAGGTCAGTGTATTGAATATCATCAATGAGTATTTCACCATTGAGCGTTGGGACTTCGGTCAGACCTTCTATGCAACTGAACTGCTGGCGCTGA